ATAATTCTAGAATGTATGATAATTCTAAAATGTTTAATAATTCTAAGATGTATGATAATTCTGAGATATATGATAATTCTAGAATGTATGATAATTCTATACTGCAAAATAATTCTAGAATGTTTGATAATTCTAGAATGCATGATAATTCTATACTACAAGACACTGAATTACATGGGAATGCAGTTATACGTGGGGAGGGTTTGATAGAATCTGTGGCAGATTATATGTTGCTTGGCCCGGCAATCTCCTCTGAGAACTTCACTACAGCCCACAGAGACACTAAAATTATTGTCCGGGTAAATACTGGCTGTTTTTCTGGCTCTATTGATGAATTTAAAGCGGCGATTGAGAAGACTCACGCCAATAATGAAATCCATTTGAGGCAGTATAGAATGTTTGCCAAATGGATTGAAGAGTATTTTAATCTGTAATACCATTGGAGTAAGTAATCATGACGTTACATCTATCAATAATCCCGGATATATTCTTATCCTGCGCTGAATATGACAATTTAGAATTGTTATCATTCGTTAAAAATTCCAAATCTGGGGCAGTATTCTCCACAATCGCAATGAATGAATATGTTCTGCGGGTATGCAAAGCAACCAATAAAGCCAACCTAAAACCATTTGATGAATGGGAAATAACAAAACAAAATCATATTAGATTCATCAAACATCCGGAATCTTTGAATAACTATATAGAGAGTAGGTACCCAGTTGTTAGACCAATCAACCCGGCAGCAAGAATTCACATCCAAAACCACATATCATTTGATGTTAAGAAAGCACAAGCAAATGACAGGGATAAAGAATTAGATGCGGATAGTTACTATTAATTACGGCACCCGCCGCAAAGGACTGTGAATAAACAAATTCACCCGCCGCAAACTACTAAATTAACTTAATCAAATCATCATGGAATACGTATTCAACCGCGATAATAAATTGATCCAATCAATCGCTAAAATCTACCTAACTAAGGAAGAACGACAAGCACTAACATCAGCAATCAATCTGCCAGATGATCTTAAACCTCTGGTAAAGGATCATGTTATCTATCTCAACGAACTAACATTTGATTGGGATAATGTTACTGCTGAGGGGTATCAAGTATATAAAGATATCTACTATCCTATCACTTGGTTGAATGCCCCAGCATTGATTAAGAAGCATTTGGAAAAGTCTACTCGACACACAATCAGAATTATTATTAGAGTGCCGACACTGAAATCGGATATTCCCTACGATTTCCCAAGAGTGTTGATATCCAAATCATTTGCACCAGAAAAAGCTGAAGTTAGATAATCACACCAAATAATCCACTAATCATGAAATTCTCCTGCCCCATATCAGGTAAAATACTTACCTATGTCGCATTCTCCAATCTATTACCAACCGCTAGAATTCATCCAGTTATTGATTCGCTAACATCGAATAACTATATTCTCCGCAATTCAAAATTTGCCAAGCAAGAATTTATTAATCAAATAACAGATGATGAATTGCTTCTGGCTACTGGTGCATTACTGCATCTGAATCCATTAATCCATATTCATGCGCCGATAAATCCTATATATCCAATCCTGCGGGAGAATTTCAGCCGGCTGTATTATGCTACTGGATTCTGTCTATCTCCCCGCAATCGTATAGGACTGCCGGGGTATTCAATCACACCTGATACGGCCAATCTACTGAGTTTATTGAGTGGATGGATTGAAGAAATAGAGGACGAAAAGAAATCCATTAGAAAACGATATCGAGAAGAAATCTTATCTCGCCTAGAAGAGAGACATAATAAGAAACTACGTAATCGTATATTCGGCGGTAAAGTTTTATTCCATCAGTTGATCGACTACAAAACTCTCGAATGGCTGTTTGATTGTATGGGGATTCCAAATGCAGATTGGGATTGTTATCGAACTATCCTATACAATGATGTGTGGGAGAACCTGCGATTTGATAAATTCTCCACTCGAATCCTCGAACTAGAAGCCTATCTAGAATCATGGTATTCTCTGAATTCACACAAGCCCATTCTGGCTAAGCATATTCACCATCAGCTATCTGAATTCATGGACCTAGGGGGAAGTCTACCGAAAGACTACTATGTCCAAGATGAAGAAGGAAATATTGAATCCCTGAAATACGGCAATCAAGATTCCTTCAAGCGAGTAATCAAGCCTAAGCTGATATTCAAACCAATCCATGAGCAGGTTATCAAACCATCGGCATCGAATCGTCCGAAGAAGGAAGAATTCATCGATTTAAAAGCCTATGCTAAGGCAATATTGGAATGGAACAGAAAGAACATATTGAATTAATCTAAGGATTAACTATGATTGGATATATTGTATTCTCAGCCATATTTCTATACTTGCTTCACGATGAATTGGATAATTGGTGGCCGGGTACTATAGCCGCATTCCTATTCCTATTCGGAATTCCAGCATTTATAATCTACCTACTACGTCCATGACTACCAATCCTATTACCCCCCAGCCATTAATTATTCCTACCCAGATTATTGCAAAATTAAAATTGCAAGCCATCAAGGAAAAGCGACCAACTAATTTCTACCTCGATCAATATCGAGCAGAGTTAATCAAAAAATCGGAAACTCAAATCGGTAATGTTCTTGTTACCAATCTATCCAGCGCACCAAATTCATCCGATGCCGAAGATCATCGGGTAATGCTATCTGCTGCTGATATCCCATTGAATGAAGAGCAGCAAGAAGCCTATAGATTAGTTATTGGGGGCCATTCAATCTGCCTTATCGGGCCAGCCGGAACAGGCAAAACTTCTACAGTCAATCAGATTATTCGTGGTCTAATTGCATCCGAACGCATTCAAAAGATTGGTCATGGAACTAAGGCATTTCTGGCAAAAGATTATGCAATGATTGGTTGTGCATATACCCGTCGGGCTAGAGATAATCTAGCGCGCAATTCGCCCCCTGAATTGCCAACATCCACACTGCATTCATTGATTGAATTTGCCCCATCAAAAATCATGAAAGCAGATGATAAGGGGAACATTCGGGAGTCTATGATATTCGAGCCAACTCGCAATCAGGATAACCCACTGCCAGTGACACTTCAATTAATCATCATTGATGAATCTTCGATGGTATCTACTGAATTGTATAATCAAGTTATTGCAGCAATTCATCCGCTATCTAAAGTTCAATTTGTATTCCTCGGAGATTTGGCGCAGCTTCCACCAGTATTCGGCCATGCCATCCTTGGATTCAAGCTACTAGAACTCCCGGTAGTTGAACTTAAGAAAGTCTATCGGCAAAAAGATGGGGAAATCCTAGACTTTGCTACACAGGTTCGTCAAGGAATTCCATACAAATCAGCGGATTTCTCCAAGCCTTGGTGCAATAACAATAGGTTGCATATCTATACATCAAAGCAAGTTGAATCAATCGAACGGAGAACATTTCTTGCTGGGCATAAGATTCAAGAACTAATTCATACTGGCCAAGTATCCCCAGAGAATGGGGACTTTATCCTATGCCCATACAATAAACAATTCGGCACTATGGAATTAAATAATTGGGCAGCAGATTATTATGACCAGCGAGACAATCGTAGGTTATATACAGTCATTGCAGGATATCAGAAGAAGCATTTTGCCATTGGCGATAAAGTTCTCATTGATAAACGGGATGCAATTATCCTAGGGATTGATCCTAACCCAGGATATTCTGGCCCAATTCCACCTATGCCTAGTAATACCATCAATCGATGGGGGGTTACCCGCAATGGTAAATATCTTACCGAGGCACAAATTGAGGAACAGGAATCGGATGAAGATTATTTTAACTCCCATATGTCCTCAATTGAGGAAGCAATGGCAAATCAAGAGAAATCATCTAATCAAGCCTCCCATATAATCACATATCAGCTTGTAGATACTGGAACTACAGGAACAATTAAAACTACTGGCGATGTTAACGCTATGGAATTGGCATTCTGTATTTCAGTGCATAAATCCCAAGGTTCCCAAGCAAGTACGGTAGTATTATTTCTATCCCGCCACCATCGAAGACTGCAATGCAGGGAACTACTATACACCGCAGCAACCAGAGCGATCAACAAACTACTAATCTTTGCTGACCCTGATTCAATCAACAAATGTATTCGTACCCCAATCATCAAAGGAGATACATTGGAAGAAAAGGCTATATACTTTCAAGGCCTAGCCAGAGAGCAGCAAGCTAAAGATAAGCTGGGGGATCGGAATGGAAATATATTCGATGATATTGACATAGGAGAAGATTAATATGATACCCTTAGACCGTGAGTACTTACTAAATAACTTTGTCCATTTCCCAGATGGTAAGTTATTTAGGATAATGCAAACCAAACTAAAGCTGTGCGGCACACCTAATGATGCCGGCTATCTTGCAGTTAAGATCAAAAAGCAAATGGTGCTTGTGCATAGGATAGTTTGGACTATGCACTATAGTGATCCTGTGGATATGCAAATAGATCACATAGATAATAACCCAGGCAATAATAGGACAGAGAATTTGCGACTAGCTACCCCGTCGCAGAACAAACAAAATCAATGGCTATCACATACGGATAGCTGGCACTCTAAGATTGTCGGAGTTTATTACCATAAAAGAGAAATGAAGTGGCGAGCAAGTTTAATGCTAAACGGTATTTACGTATTCATGCAATCATTTAACACAGAGGCAGAAGCTGCCGAAGCTAGATTGAAAGCAGAAAAAGAATTTTTCACCCACTCCCCTAAAAGGAAGTAAATAAAACCCAGATATAATTCATACAATCCTCCACCCTGTTGACAGTCTCCCTAGTAACTGTTACATTACATCATCTTAATCATCACCACCCCCTCACGAACGGTATGATTAGGATTTTCAAAAAACCCTCAACTTTTTAGGAACTTTAAAATGTCCGATACCGATCAAGCAACCGAAGCACAAACTGAAGCCGCAGCAGTCGAAGCGAAAAAGGATACCATCAAATCTACGCCGATGGCTGATGGTCGTGTGCTTGCAACCTTCCCCCTGAAATTCCGCCGCAAGAAAGAAAAGAAGGTCGGGGAAGATGGCAAAGAAATTGAAGTCTTCACTCAGCGCGCTGGCTTTGAAGTTTCTATTCCCTACCATACTCAAGAAACCCTCTTGGAAGTTATGGCAGGCGAGTCGAATCTTGCCAAGGATTACATTGTCCAATTGGTCAATGATGAATTGTTCAAGGCCCTGAAATCGCAAGCAGATGAGCGCCCGGATGCAAAATCTTTTGGCGATCTGGAACCCAATCTGCTGACTCTTGAGCAACTGGCTAAGGATTCTGCTGGTTCCGGTGGCAAGCCGGAGAAAGAAGACTTCGACAAATTCTGCGCCCACTATGTCAAAGTTATGCCGGCAGTCGCTGGCATTTCTACTGATGCTGCAAAGAATGCCGCTTCGGAATTCATGAATGGCAAGTTTACCAAGACTGCCTATCATGAAAACATTCTGAAGTCTTTCCAAGGTCGTCTGACTACTTTCGCTGCGTCTGCCCCGGATGCGGATCAGTATGAGGATGTGACCCAGTGGCTGCAGAAAAAGATTGTCAAGCTGATCGAGGCCATCAGCGGCTCGACGGAATATTGATTGGGTACTTCGAATTATTTGATAGCTAAAATAATTCGAATGTGCTAAGCCATAAAGGATTCGGGATTTCGGTTCCGAATCCTTTTTACTTAGTGCATTTACGCTAGCTAACAAAGGGAAATAGCATGAGCAACACATCAATCATCAAAGGACTGGCGGAACGGATTGAGCGGGAAGCGCCTTCTGTGCTTGACGTCACAGAGTCGGTGAACAATAAGACAGAGCGCGAGGCGTTTGAAGCGTGGTTTGCCCCGTACTGGAGCGGCCCACAGAGCGACCTGGCTGCGTGGTCAGGATGGCAAGCACGCGCAGCAGCACCCCAGCAGGCACCACAAGCCGCGCAGCCAGTGCAGACGAGCGAACAGATGGATACTGATTTTGCGCCACTGACATGCCCGGAAGCGTTTCTTCAGCAAGAAATCACCAGGCTAAAAGCAAATCTTTCCGTGGCTGTCGGTACCTTGGAAATGGGCCTTCAAATCGGCGGCCAGAAAGTCGCGCCCATTGCGCGACCACTGAGCGATGCTAAGATCAAAGAAATTCATTGGTCAAAGCCGATGAATGAATACGAGTATGCCCGCGCTATAGAAGCCACAGTCTCAGCCCCGCTTCTGGAGCGCATTGCAGAACTTGAGCGCCAACTAAGGCAAGGTAAATAAGAGAATATCATGGCAGGAAAACCTAAACATAATTACCAAATTCGGCAGAATTTAGATAACACATTTTCCATCTTGGCTAAGAACCAAGAAGGGGAAGAATTCTGGTTTGGTAATTACTCTCTCAAGCAAGCTGCGGTTCGCTGGGGAGATAGCCATAGAATTCCTACCCGCTACCCACAAGTAGTAGAATCTGCATCGGCAGATCCGTTCGGAGTTGAATCTCATACAACTAAATCTATTCAATCTGACCCAATTGATCGGGCAGTTTTAGGATTGTTAGTTCAGGTAGATATTGATCCATCTAATCCCATTGAGGTAGCTAAATTTCTTGGGGTAGAAGTTAGCCAGCTTGTGATGATTGTTGATCCAACCAATCAATCTCAGGTATATCAACTACCAAAGGTAGCTTAATGCCATCAGCAGTTAGATATCATGAGCTGACTTTGTATATTCTCAATTACCTCACTCAATTAAATACTGAGGTGCCAGTTAGTGAGCGCAGATTAAAGATTGCATTCATTGAGCCAGTCAGTACAGTGTTCAAGGGAGTTACCAAAGCCAAATCTGAGTTGCTTAAAAAACCTCAGCATCGGCAATTCATTAACTATAGAATCTTAGGATTGCGAGACTATAAAGCAAATGAAATAACTTTTTCAATTGAATACTACGCAAAGGATATACGGCAGATGCCGTTCTAATCCTACTATCAAGCACTATTAATTTAATATATGTACGATATTCCATACACCGAATATGAAGTCAAGGCGAAGAAATTTTCAATAGAGCAAGCAGTTAATTGCTCAAGAGAATTTCTCAAAGATGCCTATGGCTTTGACGCGCATGAAATGTTGAAGATCATAGCAAGCTATTATGATCGCAAGCAGAAATTCACATTCAAAGAAATCAACAAGGAAACTTGGCTGATGACAGAAGAAGTTCTCACTGCACATCCAAATCTGCGACGTGGTAGGGAACGAGTATTTAAATCTAGTTAAGTAAACTAAGGAGTAGATTATGAATAAGCCAATCGAACCTACCAGGAAATATGAGGATGGAGAATGGAAAGAAGTTCCATCGGCGCTAGAGGTTCAAGCAGATGTAAAACAATCAATTTTGCAATCTGCACATGAGCTAATCAATGGGCAGCGCCGGAAAGATTATGGGCATCCAAGTGAAAACTTTGCCGATATTGCAGCTATGTGGGCTGTCATTCTTGGTGCGCCAGTTGCGCCAGAGCAAGTAATTCTGTGCATGATTGCATTAAAGATGTGTAGGCTGAAAAATTCTCTCGACCACGCAGATAGTTGGCTGGATGTGGCGGGGTATGTTGGATGTGCCGAACTTGTATTGGAGTCCAAGAATGGCAACAGTAACTCCTAAACAACTACTGGCTAATTCCATCAACTGGATGAAGTTCCGAGTTGATGGAGCTTATATAAGTCATTGGCCAATGGAGCAAGCAGCCAAGACTTTGCAGGCTACCGATGAGGTTGCATTTATCAAGTACCGTATAGAGCAATTTGAAGCGGCCAGAAAAAATTTGGCCGCAGCAATTGAAAGTTATAACTCCCACACCCCAAACCATAAGGTTAAAAAGGAAGATTAATTATGAATAAGCCAGAGGAAGTTCACTCATTCGCGTACATTGAGAATGAAGTAATTATCTGGGGCAGGGCCCGGCAGATTATTCAGAATTCCAGCTCTCGTGCACAGGCAAGCAAATGTCTAGAGGAAGTTGATGAACTACTCGATCACACTTCCGAACTTCGGGGCATCAAAGCATTGAAGAGATTGTCAATCAGCGATGGCATGGATGATATCCTAGATTCAGCCGAAGATTCGGTAGTCAAACTGATCGAAGATGACATTGGCGATATTCTTGTAACCCTAATTATGGTGGCAGAAATTGAAGGGCTATCACTTACAGGCTGTCTTGCGAAAGCATATAGCGAAATCAAGGACCGAAAAGGATACCTTGGTGCCGATGGAAAATTCCACAAGGAATAATCCGGAAGCTAATATCTCGATGAAAGAGGGGGCTGGTCTCCTTCTTTTTTCTATAATGAATGCCAGCCATCAAATAGTTATGGATTATGAAAGGGTTATTAAGACCTTTGACTTAGAACCTTTTTCCAATCCTTATAAGAGACCAAGAATAAAAATCCCTGCTAGCCTAGATGTAGATTTGTTTAACTTCACACATCTAGTTAGATTGGCCAGCAATTTTATCAACCGCAACCCAATGGAGTTATACAAACCAATGGCTGAAGATACTAAACTTCCACCGGAATTCATGGATAAATTGAATACCGAAATCTCTCAACTGCGCGCAAGCTTGGATGCAAGGATTCCTGAATTTGCAATTCAATTGCAAACTGTTCTTGGCAGATTACAAGAAATGCCGGAAGCCACATGGGCATTGACCGATGACCAACGAAAAGTTATTGTCGATGGCTTCAAGCAGAACGTCAATGTGACTGTGTTTCAATCCGCAAAGACTGCGAGTATTAAGAACCACAAGATCAAGGGCGAAATTAGCGTTAATATGTTTTGATTAATCCTAGATTATATGAACCGGGTAATTCCAATATTTCCTGCATCTGTTACTGCTGAAAAAACCATAAGCCATTCTGGTCGTGGTCAGTGGGGCACATGCAACAGGAAATTTCAACTATCCAAAACTACTACCTATTACTTTGCAGACAAGCGACAGACTAAAGCCCTGTCCTTTGGTAAAGCATTTGGTACTGGCCTGCAATCTTTGCTTGCAGGAGATGCTATCGAAGTTGCCCTGCTAAAATCCGCATTGGATTTCGACAAGGTATTAGCATTCGATAAAGATTCAATCACTACGAATGAATCTTTAGCTCATTGCCACGAAGCTATCCTGTCTTTCTATCATGGCCAACTGCAGGAAATGAAGAATGACTGGGAGGTTCTGGACATTGCCGGACTGTATGGAAATGAGCTAGGCTTTGCATTGCTGTATCCTAATGGAACTGTGGAGCGGGGTTTCATTGACTTGGTATTGCAGAATAAATCCACCAAAGAGGTTATTGTACTTGAGATTAAAACATCTGGTGCAATGTCCGTAGGCACTGAAGCCGATTGGCAGAATTCCCCACAAGGAATTATGTATCTGCTGGTGCTGGATTTCCTACTATCCTCTCACGGATTCCAAGTCAACTCTCGTGTATTATTCATCGAGTACAATAAGAAGCACAAGAAATATACAATCTTCCCGTTTGAGAAGCGATTGAAAGAGCGAATTGAATTCCTGATATCCTGCTGGATGGATGTGCAGGCTAGGGAATTTCTGTTAGATCAGAATGTGAAGTTGTTTAAATCTGGCAAGTGCACAACCTACAATCGCAACTGTGATTACTTTGGAATCTGCGACTTGACTGTAGATTTAAAATATGCGAACGTAATCATAGAGCCTGACCTGCATAAACTCACGTACGCAGAATTGATTAATCACCTAAAGGAACAACTAAATGCCGAGCTTAGAAGACTATAATTCTTTGCCGCCCCATACTTTGATTTATGGAGAGTCAAAAACTGGAAAGACTAGGGAAGTTGGGCGATTGGCAAAGACCAGAAAGCTGGTGATTCTGGAGAATGAGAATGGCGGCTCTACCCTGCTTAGCTCCACAAATCTTGACCCAGCCTACCGTAAGAATATTAACTTGATGAATCTGCCTGACACGAAAGTGTTCCCAGTTTCCTCAGTTACCATTCGGCAGATAATGAGTATGCCACCAAAGACTGAATTCAATTTCTGCCATGCGCACACTAATCACAACTGCCACAAATGCAAGATGGCAGGAAAGCCATTCAGCAAATTCAGTATCCAGAAAGATATCATCGATGCCAAAGCAATTCTGGTTATCGATTCATTGTCGCAAATGACAAGTTCATACATCGAATATATTCGAGCTAAGGTCAATAAAGATTTGGAAAAGAATCTGATGGGCCTGGACTTGGAGAAGACTGAGACAATGGATAAGTTCAGCGATGACGAGAAGTTTAACTACGACCAGTGGAACTATCTTGGCAATCTGTGCTGGGAAATCTTGAAAGCAATTCAAGCTGCACCATTCGAGGTTATTGCTATTACACATCCGGTCATGGCAAAGTACGAAGATGGATCGACTAAGATCACTCCGAGTATGGGGTCAGATAGATTTGCTGTCAAGGTAGCAAACCATTTTGATAATGTGATCTATGCAGAATTTAAATTGGGCAAATATGCATACAGTTCTACACCAGGACTGAATGGGGCAATTGTAGGTAGCCGATCTGGGATTGATATCTCAAAGGTTGACCCGAAAGTTGCATACAGTTTGCTGGAACCATTCCACCCGACACCATGAAGGAATTTATTCCATTCCCATTTACCGGAGATATTATAGGAGTTGTCATATTCCTGATTATTATCTGGCTGTTTTCCTGATTTATTAATTCCGATTGCTGGTATATCAATCTGAATCTTGTCTATGCTGTATACCAAAATCTCTGTTAACTAATACTTAACTTAACTTGTTCCAACCTTTATCTCTGAAAGACTACTATGTCCAACGATACCCCTATGAGTTTTGACGATATCGACGTTTCCGGCGTTGCAGCCGCGCCATCAATGGACACTCCCCCTGCGGGAAGTTACATTGTCTTGCTTTCCATGGAGCAAAAGATTGTCGCAGACAAGCGCGCAATTTCTGCCAACTGCGTGCTTGAGGATGTAATTGAATTGGGTGAGCAGCACACGGAAAAGCCTGCCAACCCTGGGCAACAATTCAATACGCTGTATTTCATTGACAAGCCTGAACGTGTGCCATATGTGAAGCGTGACTTGGCTGTATTCTTTGATTCGCTTGGCACGCAATCTGTGAATACGATGGTTGCTGGCGTGCAGAATATTCGCTGCAAAATCATCTGCAATTACAGCCGGGACGATTACTTCCGCATTCAATCTTTCGAGATTCTGTGATGGAAGTGGCAATGAACGAGGAAGGTGATTCCGCCGGAGTTCATGGCCAATTTGGCCCAGCATACTCCAGATTGCGGGATTTGATTGATCAAGCAGAAGCTGCAGCTAAGCTCAATGACATTGATTTGGTACATAAACTGCATCATCAAATGCTTGGCCGCTGTGTTGACCTAGCCCATGTTAGTTTCTTCGGACTGTCTGTGCAGCGAATTAACGAGCAATCCGCCAAAGCCAAAGCGGCTAATGAATCTAATCCTGATTAAGTTAGGATAGTGATTTGATGGGATTCAGTTAAGCTGAGTCCTATCCTGTAACTACCCAAGCAAGTAAAGGAATACTATGATGGAGAATCTTTTGGTAGCTCGACTGGAAACGGAAAAAATCGCGGAGCCAGTTAAAAAGGTTATGCATGTGGCCGAAGCAGATATTCATACTATCTGCTGGCGCGGACTGGGAATTGGAATTGAAGTGCTAGGTAATCGTGCAAGCCACTCCATTCCAGAGACTGCTGAGCTTGTGGAGGACTTACTTAATCCACAAAGATCAGTAGAAGTATCCATTCCTATGTCGAACGAAGTCGCTGAAACTATCTACCTAAAAGCGCAATTGGCCTCTAGGGCTATTACCATGCTTTGTGGGTGTGGCGGTAAAACTAAATTCAAACTTGTGGATGTGGACTAATGAACCTCGCGAATAAAATCTCTACTGCATTGTCTGCTAGACCAAAGGTAAACATTCGATTGGATATTCCATCAGAGCAATCTGGGGCATTCATACATTTGAAAGCTATCCTTGCAGACTTCCAGCAGTTCGCAAACTTCTACCCAAACAATTCTCCAACTCGTTGCGACTATACAATCTCGACGAATGATGAAACATTGCGAGCACATACCGGAGCTAGGAATATATCCATTTCCGATTATGCTGGCTCGATTGTAAAAGATACATTGTTCATCTATCCATGTGAGCGCTATCGAACCCAAGATGGCAAGATGAAGTTCATTGTATCTAGATGGATTACTAAACTTATTAGCCCGGACAAGTTTTACACTGCTGGGCAATTCACATGGGCATTGGTAGGATATGATGCAACAATTGAAGAGGCAGAACGGTTCCTATCTGAGTGCTCCGTTACTGCTTGGGATATTGAGAACTCAGGCAGGGAAGAATTTATACCCAGTATCAATGGAATTTGTGGACTCCATACGTCAGGAGTTATTCGCACATTTGTATTCAACTTTAAAGAGTGGGATCAAGTCCAGGCATGTCAACGGATTGCGGTCACAGATTCGGTTAAAGTAACTCAGAACGGTACATACGATATCAGCTACTATTTCCGCTGGGGAATGCCACTGAAGAACTGGTACATGGATACATTCAATATGTTCCATGCTTGGTATGCTGAACTTCCTCGCGATCTAGGATTCATCACGAGTTTCATGATTCGCGATTTGGAATTCTGGAAGGATGAGAGTTCCGGAAATTTCATGGAGTACTGCAGATACAATGCCAAGGATGCATTCAGTACTCTGCATTGCGCAATATCGATCCTATCCGAATGGCCAGATTGGGCCAAGAGGAATTATCAAATTCAATTTCCACTGCAAATTCCATTGATTCAAATGGGAATGCTTGGGCTTGCAGTTGATGAAGAATTGCAAGCTAAGTTTCAAGCTGAGGCACAAGAGCAAATTGATACCTCTCTGCGCAGATTGCGCTATATAGTAGGAGATGAAAACTTTAATCCGGGCTCTCCCATTCAAGTAACTAAGCTGGTTCAGGTACTTGGTAGTCCAGATATTGAATCATCATCTGCTCCAGACATGGAGAAGTTTGCATTCCGCCACCCATTCAATACATTTATCCGCGATTTGATTGACGACTACCGAGAAGCAGTAAAAGCTAAGAGCAATTACTATGATGTGCTATTGCTGAACGGTAGATTGTTCTACAAATTTCTAGCTGCTGGTACAGACTCAGGTAGGCTAGCGGGTAAATCTTCTGACTTCGCATTCAACGCTAGGTATGGGGATGCAGTTAAACCTGTATGGACTCACCTAGGATTTCAACTGCAAAACGTACCGCCTAAAGCAAAGAAGATGCTGATTGCGGATGAAGGATTTCTGATCTATGAAGCCGACAAAGAACAAGCAGAGACCCGTGCTACTGCGTACCTTGCCCAGGAACAAAATCTCATTCATCGAGTGGAACACGAACCGGATTTTCACTGCGCAAACGTCACAGCATTCTTCGGAATTCCATTTGATCAAGTATACGACCCTAATGGAAAAACCAAGGACGAGAAGGTTTTGCTCCCAGACATTAGACAGCTCACCAAAAAACTCAACCACGGTGCTTCGTACAATATGGCGTGGCAAGTCCTACTTATCTCTATGGGAGAGAAGAATGTTTGGAAAGCAAAGAACTTGCTTAAACTTCCGAGGGATTACGGGCTTAAGGAGATTACCCAATTCCTTATCGATCGCTTCTGTGCAGCGGTTCCTAGGCTCAAAGGAATTAGATACTCACAAACCTCGCATACCAAAGGGGTTCAGCATCTATTCACCGAACAAACCTACTATGCGGATTTGATTTCTGAGATCCAAAACACTGGCAAGCTAGTATCCCCATTGGGCTGGACTCGCAGATGCTTCGATAATCCTACGGCTCACAAGCCGGGATTGAATAAGTATGTTGCCCATCCAAGCCAGAACTTATCGGTTGCCGATGTGAACGAAGGCATCATCAGAATTTGGAATGATCCTAGATTGCAAGACATGGATGAGTTTAGGTTGAATGGGCAAGTGCATGATTCTATTCTATTCCAAATTCGTATTGGATACGAGGATAAATATCTACCAATTATTAGAGACCTGTTCGCCCAACCAATTCAAGTGCATGGTAAAACCATGTTAATCCCTGTTGATATTTCAAAAGGAAAGGCTAGCTGGAAATGAATACACCACTAAAGCAAGAGGATTGGAAAGAGGCTGTAATTGAGCAGCTTGTGGTATGCGGAATTCTGCGAGTCGATCATGAGAATGATCCCGAGTTGGCTATCAAATCTTTGATGCAATACGCAGCCGATATGGCAACTGACCCAGTAGTATCATCTGCCGCAGCGACGTTAATTCGTCGGGGTAAAATGGTAGCCAGCCTTGAGTTCGATAGCAAACTATCCGCTCAACGAATCAACATATTCAACCGAAAATTATGGCTGACTATGCGGGATTGGGTAAGTGATTATATGATAAGGATTACCAGGGAATCACTAAGGAGTTAATCATGTCATGTAATGGGAATTACCTAGCACAACAAGATCAGGATACATTCTTTGTATCCCAATTTACTCCCAAGATAGAGCCATCCAATACTTGGCTATATATGGGGACCATCCAAGCACCGAATAGCCCAGGTTATATTGTGGATGCTTATCACAATTTTATTTCTGGTCGATATGAACATCGCAACCCGCGACAAGGAGAAGTGAAGTGATCAAGAAATTCTACTACAAATATATCTGGCCGATTGTAAACTCGTGCTATATGCCTGACTCAGCATTGCATAAATTCTTTGAAGCCATAACTGGCGATCTGATTTGCAAGTGCTGTATCTTCTATAGGGGGGTATTCATTGGACTTGCCCTGCAAGTTATCGTAGTATTGGTTGCATTTCTTATTAGGACGCTGATCAAATGACCTACAAATTTGCCTATATAGAACTAACTACAGTTCCTTATGAGGATGGAGGAACTTATGTAACTGCAATCAGAATTGATAATCAAATCTATTCTATCCCCATAGATGCATATGCTGATAAGTTTCCAAATGCAAAAATTAAATTAGCTGATATAGCAAAGTTTGCTGAAGAGGCAGTTGATACTAATTTGAAACATATCGCAGACACTGTAAGTAACCTAATCCTCCAGCTAAAGTTACAAGACCTTACTGGTATCATTTGCACTTATGCTGACCTACAGAGCTTAATAGAATTCTTTGACGATTTTGATCTTGGCCGATTGGCCGAGGTTGGTCTCGAAGACTATATACTATCCAGTGCGCTGCGAACTAGACTAACAAAATGATTTTCAAAAACTACTTCGACTTGAGTGAGGTCACAGAACCAAGTAAGACATTGCATCGCTGGTGCTGCCTATCGCTTATTGCCGGAGTAGTTGGAACTAACATTCATGTTCAGCATGGAAACACTAAGCTGTACCCAAATCTGTATGTGGTATTGCTTGGCACATTAAGTTCCAAATACACTGCAGCAATTGAATTGCTTAAAGCAGTTTATGTCAGTTCTGGTAAGCAAGTTTTGATTGGAGATACTCAGGCAATTTGGTCTTTACTGGAAGATGAACAACCAGCAGATAAAATTCTGGAAGCTATGATGGAGGGAGAAGTGCCTGATCTAGCCACATATGTTAACGGAATGACTCAAGTAACTAAAACATTGGAGCAGCTGCAGGATGGCTGGGATCACCAAGGATTTCTAACTGCCACTGGTAAGAATAAAAAGCCGGTATCATTTATTACTCCCAGGTTGAATCTTCTACTATCTACCACACCTGATGTATTTGCCCAAGTATTCCCGGCAAATAATGTAAACACCCATTTGCTTAGTCAATTGATTGTAGTGAATGGAGGAAACCCAAGAAAGAAAATAGCATGGCCCCTACCATACAATCAAGCCAGACTAAAACAGATGAAGGAAGAGCTTCACAAAGTAAGTCTGCTAAATGGCGAGATGCAGTTCTCAGACGAAGCAAAGAAGTTTTTAACCTTAGCGTATCATCAATGGATACCGATCGCGGACAGTCGATTAATGGCCTACGCCAGCAAGAGACATATCCAATTGATCAAGATTTCTATGCTGGTGGCAGCCGAGAAGTTTAGTCTGCATATCGGCAAATCCGATGTAGTGGATGCGGCAAAGATATTAAGTTTCTGCGAGGCCCAAATGCCGGTGGCATTGGGTGAATATGGCATTGACAAACAATCGCATATCCGTGGCCGCATTATGCATTTGTTGAACAGCAGGTTTCCTGAGACAAGTACCTTGGGAGATATTTATAAAGCGGTTCAGCAGGATGTGAAGAACTATTCAGAAGTTGCTGATCTGGTTAATAGTTTAATTATGGCAGGCAAGGTTGTAGCAAGCAAAGGAAGTTTCGCACCAGTTAATCAGACTGGGTTCTATGATCAGGAAAGTTTGCAGTTAGATTTATCTACACTATGGGAAGGAACCCCATAAGAAAAACCCTACTAAGCATTTCGCCTAGTAGGGTTTTTTATTGTCTAGCTTTTATCGCTGGTAATTTTCCATTTCATCCGTTGGCATAATATCTTCCAAGCTTGGAATCTGATTAGGCTCAGGCGGTTTACCCAACATATACTGCAGATGCTTAGATTTATCCTCATTCTTAATCTGCTTAAGCAATCGATCACTGGCAGATAGTGAGGTATTTGCAGCTTGATTCTTAATGAACATCCCAAATCCTTTGGAAGTTCCGCCAGCTTTCATATAGTCCTCGGTGAACTGATTTACTTTATCGGGACTCAACTCGCCATTAGCCAATAGTTGAGAACTAACAGCCCTGCCAAGCTGCTCTTTCTTTTCCCTATCAGCAAGCTCATAGCCTTGCCAGCGATAAACAGTATCCAGCAATACTTGTTCATCCAATGGTCGACTGCCACTTATCCGCATGTAATTGGATACATTGAATGGCAGCCAGTTATTCTCATTGAATAGCTTAGCATCATTAATATCTACCCCCAGTTTGTTATTGCTAGTTGTAGAATATCCAGCAAGCAGAACTCCAAGCTGCTGCATTGGCCGGTTGAACACATTGTGCTGCATGGCATGATTAAACAATTGACTCATGTCAGCCCCATTACCAGCTTGCTGTAATGTGTCTTTCATCTGTGCCGCAAGTTTATACCAAATATTCACAGCTGGGATATCTGTAATTGTACTTGGGAATCGTGGAGTTGCCATACCACGAGTTGACATATTCAGCCCAAGCAGTGCGGAGGGCAATCCATATACCATAGAGTTTGCTATATTCCTATCGACTCCCCCATATACGGTTGAATAGATATCTTGGTTATCCTCATTGGATTGTGCCACTAAGCTAGCATTCAATGCATCAAAGAATGGCAGACTTCTCCCACCGAAGATAGAAGCTTGCAAAACTCCAGCCTCAAATACCATTCTCTTATTCCCATCTGTAATCATATCAGACAACCGATGCACTAATCGAGCTTGGTAAGATTGAAACAATCCTAATGCAGATCCAGTGATACCTTGGAAAATCTGCGGCTTCATAGAAGCTGAGAAATTACCTTGGAGTTTATTCACCATTGTGTGCATCATCAGAATTGCTTCATCTGCTGACAGGTTAGCAGCCTCAGCGATTTGCATGCCAGCATCCGCAGATACAAACTGAATTCTAGATTCAATAGCATCTGCTGGCTTGGTTAGCATACTTGCATACTTCTTAATTTTCTCCATGTAATTGCTGGCTTTAGTATCGCCAGCTTTAAGACTTTGCAGAGTAGCTTCGGTCAAATCCATCGCCGCAACTTCAGCAGGATTATATGTGATATTATTACGCAAATAGAATTGCGCCAGGGTTTCATCTCCCTGCGCAAGTGAGCCAATAATTTTATTGTCCTTTGCCTTGGATTCCAATCGGCCAATAGATTGCTTTGCCATGCGGACATAGGTGCTTGGCATATAACCAAGCCTGCCTTCTTTATGATACAAAGCTTTCTTAAGGTTAACAATATCAGCTTCTCTGCCGGCCTTAGCAAGGTTGGCAATTGTTGATCGAATAGCCAATTCTACTGTTCCGCTTCCGATGATGGGCATTCCAATGACGTTAACCAAGGAGTTGATTGCATCCAGTCGAAGTTGCCCCATGACCAAAGCCATATTGGATGCGCGAATAAAATTAGCATAGCCAGGGGAGTCATAGTTTTTAACGCCCATTGATTGAACAATATCTTTCGTAATGAATTCCTCTACATTACGATCCTTCATGAACTCCGCAAATTTCTTCGATGCCAAAGAATTAACATCATCCAAGTCTGTGGATTTAACTCCGGCCAGGAAGTTTCTAACCCCGGTGGCAAACTGGATACCAAAATCATCTGCGGCTTTGGTGATAGCATTAACAACCCCAGGATTCTGAGTATTGAAAATGGTATTCATAATTTGCTCGGGCTTAGTTACTTTTGTATCTTCGCCTTGCAGCAATTTAGCAATCCGGCTTGGATTACCTTTCCTAGATTCCACCAATCGCTTTTCATGCAGATCAATCTGCTTAAGGGTAGAAATTGTTTCATGCTCTTTAAGAGCAATCAATTGGCGCTGAATTGCTGATTCATCCCGCAGATGCCAATCCAAATATCTGGTAGCCGTATCCTCAAAAGATTCTGCCGCCCCGGTATAGGAAGTCAACTTACCTTTGGACTGCAATGCCTCTTTGATTGCGCCATTATTGAATGTGAGATTGTTCTCATAGGCTTCCACCATTTTGTAGAAATCCCGAGTCTCATTCTTAGTATATGCCTGCAACCCCTCTTTGGCTGCCCACGATTGAGCTGCCCGGATTTCATCCAGACTTTTGCCAGCAAAAACATATTGTTGCCCAGCATACAATGGATTGCTACTATTCTTGGAACCTTGAATAACTAGTATATGCTGAGCATTTCGCAAGTTAATATTTGGGTCATAGAATGTGAATGCCCCGTCCAATTGCTCAGTTTTAATCAGAGTCTGCCCGTGAATAGAATTCAGTTGATTCTTAACCTTGAGCGTTTTCTGGTTAGCTTGAATATGAGATTTGATAAAATCGTTGACCGATGCAGTTTGAATCCTGAACAGCGATTTAGCCTCACCAGTTTTGAGATTCAGAACTTCTGGGTTAGATCTAATATACCCAGCAAGCACATCCGCACCTGTGACATTGGCGATATCTCCACCGGCCGCAGCAATCTCTTCCAGCATCCCGCGCTTGAAGGTATTGAATTCATCTGCCTGCATCAAGGTAATGCCATTGGGGGTCTCAATTGCAATAGTGTTTCCATTACCAAAATTCTTTGCTCGCTTGTTCCAGGAGTTAAGCAGCACCAATTCGGAATGGTCTGCACTGCCAACTCCAGCAGCCTTGATTGCTTCGAGCTTAGATTTCAATGGAGTCACACGAGCTTCAATAGCTTTCTGTGTAATCTTCGAGTAGATCTTAGAGGCGGCCAGGACAGATTGCTCAAACACACTGCTGAATTTAGCATCGGCAAAACTAAATACTCCAGCTAGAAAATTCTCCGAGTATTTATCCAGAACAATTTTAGGCACAGAGGCAAGCTCAGGAGCAGCAGCCCCAAGAATTGCGTCTGCCTGCATTTGAACTAGTTTAGTTTTCTTGGCTACCTCCAGCTTGCCTTCCAATTCAAACTTATTAATATTCCTACTGCGATCATATACAGCTTGAATATACCTTGGCGCGTGCAGGGACGTATCCCCAACATTGGAGAATCCAGTTTCCGCCAGCCGATTATAGATAGTCTCTTCGGGAATAAACAGAGCGGCAGAAATCTGCTCGGTTGAATATCCTTGTTCCGAAAGCTCGTCAATCAATGCGGCTTTTCTATCTACCATTGCATCGACAGCTTGGGACTTGCTCAATTCTCTGCCATTAAATTTAATAGTTCCACCATCAGCAAGCTTATCCACAAGCACATCCAACTCGGCCAGATTGGTTGCTTCTTTCAATTTTCCTTTATTAAAGTCCTCGATGGCTTTGCGATAGATTGTAGAATTCTCCAGTGGAGTTAACTTGCCAGACAATTCCAACACATCATCTGCCTCATCGGATATCAGATTGTTTAAGGTATTTTTATAATCGGACACTCGCATATCCCATGCAGTTGCGCGAGCAGCTTTGTTAACAGTCTTGCCATCCCTAATATCAATCAGGGCAGATCGTACTTGGGCTGGGCTTTGCAGGATGCCTTTCTTATTAAATTTCTTCAGGACTTGAACTCGATTGCCTACAATCAACGAATCATAGCCTGCCGCAAAAGCAGCATCTTCAATTTCATTGACGGTAACTTTGGTAGTTTTATTGGCCAATCCAAGATGGGCAAGCATCTCAGATTCGCTAGAAGTATTCAGCGGATTGCGAAGTTTGAGCATCCTAGATTCGCCCCCAGGAATTTCATCCAAACTAAACTGAACTTTTTCCTTTGGTCCTTTACTGTATACCCGCAGAGTATTGGCATAATCATTTCCAGCAAGCTGGTCTGGGTCAAGTCTGCGAGCAGCTTTCATGCCTGCCATAACTGATGCCGATTTATCCAATGGGCTATTCGGGTCAATCAATTGTTTTGCAATGCCTTGCACATCAACAATATCCTCCACATCCTTGAATGCTTTTTTGACGGAGTTAGTAACTTCCATCTTAGCAGTTTCAACTGCCTCATTTCTCAATCGAGTGAAAGATCTAATTTCGGCATCAAGCAATGCAGCATTATCCGTAGATAGCGCTCCCTCATTGCGCAATCTTTCCAAATCCGTTACATGATCCTCAAACTGCTTGACTTGGTAGACTTTCTGTAGTGCTTCATCGCCAGCCGCAATAGTCTGCATAGTTCCAGTGTCGCCAACTACCTTAGTTCCTTTGGTGACAATATCTCCTTCGCGCTTGAATGGGCTAAGTGCGGTTGCTTTAACATCAGCAAATTCGTCAGCATACCCCCGAATAGCTTTCTTGTACCCTAGAATGCCTACGCCTTTTCCGGCAACATCGAAGATGGCTCCGGCTGGAGCGCCAAATACAATGGAATCGAATAGGATATCATATCCGAGTTCTTTCCAATCTTTAGATTCCAGATAGCTGGACTGATGCAGTGCGATTGTTGCAGCAGTGTTATATGCCAAAGCATCCAGCACACCTTGCCCTGCGCCAGCCGCATAAACTCGGAATGCTTCCTTATTCATATAAGTAAATGGGCTAAGGTTATCTGCAATTTCCATCTTAGCAGATTGAATAGCCTTAGGTCCATAGTTTTCAAACTGCCCAATAGCCCGCAACATGCCGGAGGAATTCTCAAGCCTAGCAACCCCACCCAGGCCAACTCGAAGTGCTTTAGCCCCGGCCAAACCCGGAACTAGTGAGGAACCAACAAAGCCAAATGTGTCAACAGATTCTTGATGCTTGTAGTAGTATTGCTCCATGTCAGTGCCAAGAGCGTTATCTAATTCAGCAAACACATCTTCCGTTCTAAGCCACTTGCCATCATAATCTCCGCCAAGCAGGTTGATTGGAATAGACGCAAGTGCGGTTGGAATATTAAGAACTTCTGTTACCGAGGAAACAATGCCTTGCCCAATAGTTCCTGGCAAGGATGCCAATGAATCCAACCAGTTTCCACCGGAGGTTTCATTGGTCATTGGGGCAACATCATGCATCAATGCGGCGGTGAGAAAGTCGCTCATTTAGCATCTCCAGAAAGCATACGGCCCGGAAGTTTTCCGGCTTGATTAAATGATTCCATTGCAGGATCAATGAATGCCCAGCGAAAGATTCTACCCAAGGATGCTCCCTGAGTTGGTCCAGTGCGCATAAGCAAAATCATTTTAGCCTGGGCTTCATTAGTTAGATCGACAGTTTTAAATTCCGCTACTGGTGGCTTATCGCCCTTAGCTGGGGAAACTTTCGGGTTAATCCAATTATGCTTTGGCATATCATTAGCCACAGGCACTGGATAATTATCCTGCCTAGGCAAGCCAAACTGATCAAACTTAAATGCCATATTATTGGCTTTAACTTGGGCACGGTAATAATCGGCCACTTGCTTAGCGGCTTCTTGCGGGCTAAGTTCTTTCCTGCGCATCATTTCCGCAGCAGTATCCACAACTTCAGTATCTGCAACAGCCCGCTTATCAAGACTATTAGAATCATTTTTCTCTTTGAGTTTTTGATAGAGTCTTGATTCCACCACCGCCTTAATATCCTTATTTGTAGCCGCAAGAGCCGGAGTCGCTGCGATTTGTTCGAGCCTTCCGAAGTTTGCGCCGTAGGGATTTTCTGCGAGGGTGGTTTCTGTGCCATCATTCACAATCAATGATTTCTTCCTAGTGGCAATGATTGCAGTTTCATTAGCTTCAGCCTCCGCTATTTGATCGGATGGAATTCTTTTACCTTTCGCGGCAGTGGCCTTTAGTGCCTGATACTCTTCGGATAATCGGTTGTTGGGGTTATTCGGAGATGCCCAACCAGCCATGCCATGAGCTTTATTAAACAGCGCAGTTTCAGCTTGGCTGTATTTACCTTGTGCAGCTTTAAGCTTTGCCAATGGTAACGGCAATTCCCCATTTTCTCCTACCAAGTAATTAGCCAAATGTTCATTGCCTTTTCTGGCAATTACAGCATCATATTGATCGGTAGTCATTCCCATAGCTGTAGCGGTTTCGGCATACAGCTGGTCGAATACTTCCTTCTGTTTGGCATTCAATCGCTCCGCAGCGGACAACTTAGCAGTAGGATTTTTTGCCTGCTCAAGTTTAATCTTGTCAATAGCCAAACGAAGTTGCTCACGTTCCAGAGCAGTAGCATTTTTTGCTGAATTAACTTCATCCTGCATCTGCCTACGTTCCGCAGCCAAACCTTCCCTAACGCCAATCTTTGCCGCATCCCGATCAGCCTTAGCCATATTCAAATTGGTTTTGGCTTTGATCTCTTCTTCAGCCAAATTCTTACTTGCAGTCTGATCTAGTTGAATTTGCTTAGCGGCAGCCCCCTGCAACTGAGCTAAAGATTGCGCCAGTGTGGTAACAGCTTCTGTGGATTGTTTAATCCTAGCAGTTTGGATTTGAGTTACCTTGCCCCTAGTCAATTGATCAATCACATTGAAGATTGGATTCTGTCGATCTTCCCTAAGTGCTGCTTGGGTATTAACCAAATCGCTGTGCGCAACTTTCAGCGCACTTACCGTAGTGCCAATCTCCGCATTTGTGATTTCTGGGTTCAGCCCAAGCATAGTCAGGATATCCCTAGCCTGCTTAGCCAATTCTGTCTGCTGGTTAATCCCAACAGTGTCAACATCAGATTGTGCTTTACCAACAGCCAATTCAGTTTTATCAACTCGGCCAAGCAATTCCTCTACAATGGACGTAGTTTTATCTGGCACAACTGCGGCCAGCATAGTCTCTTGCTCGGAGGTAGATTGCTGATTAAAAGTTCCAACAGGTTGTCCAGCACGCAAAGCACTATCTCTAGTATCATTCCATGGGGACGAAGTGGCGCCTGCAACTCGTTGAGCTGCAATTGCAATATCCGCCTCGCCAATGTTAAAACCAAATTGCCGGGCTTTTCCAAGAACACCGGGGACATAGGCTTTGGTTTCACTTGGCAATTTACCAGATGCCAACAGTTTATTAACATTTCCCTGCCCAGCATTATAATCTGCAAGTGCAATTGGAATATCCCCTTTTCGTGCTCGAAGACGCTCAGATAAAATCCTAGCTCCTTGGAAGATGGAATACTTTGGGTCTTGTACGAGCCTAACTGGGTCAACAGTTGGATGCCATTTTGGAACAATCTGTGTTAATCCAAGTGCGCCAGCTGGCGATACAGCTTGCGGATTAAAATTAGATTCTTGCTCAATCAATCCAGCAAGCAAGCCAGTAGGCAAATCATACAGCCGTTCGGCATCAGCAATCTCTAGTTGATATTGTGCCATGATTTTATTCCTTATGCCCAGTACTCATCTTCCCAGCTGGGAGTATAATTGGATGGGTATTCAACTGTTTGATTGCCAGTATCCACATTAGAGTTAACTTCTGACGTGTTAGTTGTGTCAGTATTGGTTTGACCTTTTTGGTAATCTTGGTACATGCTATATAGCCCCTGCGCCAAAGACAAATTAGATTGCCTATTGGAATCATTATAGGTTGCTTGCTGAGTTCCCTGCTGCCCAAGCAAACTGGCCAAAGATGTGTTGGCTTGATTCTGAGCACCCATCAATGCATTGGAATTACTAACCATTCCTGTCATCAATTGCAGCACAGGATTAAGTTGTTTCTCCCGTGCACCAGCATAGGATAGAATATTCTGCACAAGCTGAGATTGCCCCTTAGCCACGGCCGAGGAATATGCATCATTAGCCAGCAATTGAGTTGAGGTATCATTATAGATACCAGTTTGTCTAGGATTAGAATAGATTTTAGGGAGAGAGGAATTCTCGTACTCCTTAAAAATCTGATCAATGAATCCCTGGGAATCCTTGATAGCCGCAGATTTAGTAAAATCCTGCGAACCAATTGCGCTCATTAGTGGCTGGAAAGCGGAAAAATCCATTCCAGTTGGCGACCGCGATTGGAGCATTTCCAAAATGGCGTTATTGGTGCCTGACACATCTGAATTAGATTGGGAGCTTAGATATCTTTGGCCAAGATTCAGCAGAAAATTCTGCGCAGCATCATCCTCATACCAAGGTTTATCGGTGGTTGTCGTAGAACTAGTTGCCATTTAATTTCTCCTAAGTTAAGTTAATCGTCAGCCCGGCCATCATATCCACCGCCGCCATATCCACCATAGCCACCGCCACCGCCATATCCGCCGTCACTTCCGCCATAGCCATCAGCATTGCCATACCCGGTATTGGCAGTTCCCCTAGTATTCCCAGTGGTAGAATTATTAGTGCTTCCAACATCATATCTACCTCCCCAGAAACTGGCAGAATCATCTGCCGCAAGTGCGGACATTAGACTATCCATTGTGGCCGTATCCATTGACCCCTGCCAATCGTTTGCTGCGTTATAGGCTTGTTCAGCATTTGATACGCCTAATGCATTTAATGAACTCATCGATTGTGGATTGGACATTGTGTTGGATAATGCAGTTGTTGATGCACCAATTGGGTTGCCAAATAATGAATTCACTAGCCCTAGCATACCAAATGCTGGATTAACTGCGGACATTAATCCAAGGATTCCTGGAGCGCTAACTCCATTAAATGCCATATTTGCAACTCCTGCAACTTGTCCTAGTGCTGGAGTATTAGTTAACTTTGCCATAGCTCCAAGAAAACTGGGGGCTACAGATTGTATAGAAGCATTTGGGTTTGAAAGAGCTTTTGCCAATCCGGCCAATGTCGCCAAACTTCCAAGTCCTTTATCTTGTGTTGCCATTGCGGCCAAGCTTAGGGCCGCTGGAGCCATATTCAGCGCTCTATTTGGCGTAGTGGCTGCGCTAGGCTTTGTATCTTTTGCTTTAGTCGGAGCTGGTTGCGCGGCAGTTGCAGTTTTTGCCGTAGTCGAAGAAGAGCCGCCGGGACTGCTAAAAGATACGTTACCCTTAGAGTAACCTTCTAGCAATCGCAGCAGCTCGATCATAGATTCTTCTGTGATTGGCGGTGTTTTATTTGCCATTTAAGGGCTCCAATCCGCCAATAAGCCCAGTGAGGACATTAGTATAACTATCCAAAGCTATTGCGTCTTGTCTAAGGAGTTCAGCTTTTCTTCCCAAATCTTTATATCTTTCTCCACAGTGGTTAAGTAGTTCTCCTGCAACAGCGCTCGATTTATTACAGGCTTCGAGGGAATTTGCACTTTTGGCTTGGAGAGAGGCAATGGATTTGCGCAAGCCACTAAGCTGAGTGCTAATAGCGCCAGAAAGAATTTCAGCATTTTGTTTACCTTCTGCTTGGGCTTTAGAGATTACTTCAGCTTTTTGGAATGCTTCGATTTCCCTGGATTGCTGCTCGATGATTACAGTTGCCTCCTTGTAATCTTTTCGAAGCTTGGCATTATCGTCGGATAGTTTGTTATATTTATAGGCAAAAGATCCCCCGACAGTGAGCAACACTGCAGCAGCTATAGCTGTTAGATATCCCATATTTATCTCCTGCCTTGGTAAGCACAACTAAAATGATTTCCATCATTGAAATCAATTCCAGCTCCTGGAACAATTCCGAACGGCGGAGCAATCTGTTTCCACAAATTAGCCAACTCTCGATAATCTTCTGATCGAGTCATATAAACTCCATTACGGAATAGCATCAAGTCCACGGCCAATCGCTGGGTATGTAGGCTTGTGGCTATTCCCATTCCACGTCTAGCGTATTCTGCCGCAACCCAAGTTGGCCTATGGAATTCCCCAAAGGTAACTTGTGCGCCGGGAATTCGCTGCGGAATTTGGGTAATAAAATATGAGATTGCTTGGGCACATCGCATCTGGTAATTGCTGAGGCGCGGATCATCCTGTGGAATTCCAAGAACTCCAATAGTTGCTGCGGCTGCAATTGCTGCGCCAGCTGCGATAGGCCCAAGTGCTCTCATAGGTCACCATTCAAAGTTGTATCGGGATTGCTAGATTTAAATCTACGCACATCCTTGGCTATCTGGATGATCTTATGTACAACCAGCAGAATGGTGTATATTAGAGTTCCGACTATAATCCATGTTTGCAAGTCTACTCCTGCTGCGTTAGTGCCAGTTACCAGCACGGGAGGGGAAAGTTTAAGAGTTTCCGCAACACCTTGCGAATGCTCTTGTATGAAGTTTTTAATTGCCATGAGTGCAGTATATTAAGTTGGCCAATCCCCTAGGGCAAGAGGATTGGCTGGGTTAATTAATTCACCTGAAGGGATTTAAGACCTTCGACAATTTCTTTATACACCGATCGCTTTTCGGCCAGCGGCATGCTTGATTTTAGCAGATTTCTTCGCATTCTGAGGTCAGCCAAAGTAGTCTCATTGGCTTTTGCAGCCTCGTACTTTGCGATAACTTCAGCTGCTCCGGCTTCCATGCTTAGCCCTTTATACTCCATAGTCTTCAGAAGCTTGAAATCTTTCTTTCCACCAGCTTGGAATTCTTTGGCTTCTTGGTACCTAGCTTCGTACTCGGCAATCCTATTCGCCGGAGTTGCATTGATTGTATTCGCTAAGGCAACAATATAATCCTGAGCGCTGGAAGTGTAATAGCCAGACTCTAGTTTGTCCATATACTTCTTATGGGCATCGGCTGTAATAACAGAATTGACAAGATTGCCGGGAAACCAATGCCCACCAGAATCCACATACCCAGTAGTAGGGTTTGCTTTGGCTTCTTTGATCCGATGGGCCCACATATCAAATTCAGCTTTTGTAACTGCCTTAGCAAGGTAACCGAAGTTCGGTGTCCCATCCTTATTGCGCAAAACAAATGCCCACTCGCCAGATGCGAATTGGCGATAAGTAGTTACGCACAACCCCTGGAATGGAGATTGGGGCGAATTCAAATCTTCATTAACTGTGCCTGAGCACATATATACTGGGCGAGCAATTTCTTTCTTGGCCATTTATATTCTCCTTAGAAGTGCGCAGCGTGGCGAATCATTTTCGATGATGTAGCTGTTCCACCATGCAGAGTGTAATATAGATTAGCCTCCGCAAAATGATCCATAAATACGGCAAAGTATTGGTAATATAGTGTCAGAGATTCTCCGGGAGCTAGCAGTTTGGAGAATTTACAGCTCACAGTTTGCGGAGCGTACCTTCCATGATTTGGGGGATTTTCTGGAATTGGATCAAAGAAGCCCATGTCGCTATAAATTTGATTGTATGCCCAGTTTGGGGGAACAGGATTGTTAAATGCGCCAAAGTTTGGGGGATCTACAACAAGTTCCTCTGTGACAGAGTGAATAAATGTGACACCTTTATTCATCCTTATTTCGCCAAGAACAGATGCTAGAAAGTTATCTTGGCAGATCAAATCTACTTCGATATAAGCTGCATCGGCCCATGGATTTGTGAATGTCTCAGTCAAATAAGTTCCGACAGCTGAAAAAGTTCCACTGCCTCGCGAGAATGTTCCATCCCTAGACCGAACAATTGCGGAACCATTAACGAAAGTATCTGCCGTAACCTCAACGCAAACTCCAGCACTGCCAACTTCGCCAGCATCCCGGGCTTCGATAATTGTGTCAATATAGAATGTGCAAATCTCATTACCAACTTCATCCAGCACACAATCAAGGTAAAAGTGCCCGTCAGCCGGAACCAAGTTATTGCGAGTAAACAATTGGCAATGGCTGATCAGGTCATCACAATCTACTGTCAATTCTCCATCAACAGTAAAGCCAAGTCCCACATCCGGGGTAATTTTAATGGAAATATAATGGCCATTATCACAATCGCCAGCCAATACTATTCCAGCTCCCTCACGATAATTCATCGGAGTAAGTTCTTGGCATGTGTTTGAATCATCAAATCCAGTAGCACATTTGAAATAATATGTGCAGGTGCATGGATTATACCAAAGTTGTCCAGGCAATAGATTGTTTGGCGGCTGACAATCCGGGCCAGTAATAATTGGGCAATCTAAACAAGTGAAGTGCAGATCGCAACAGGGATTAAAGGTAGTTGCCATTTTTTAGTCTTTCATGGTTGGAGGAAATTTAAGTTAGTCATTTAAGTCCGATAACATGCACCCAATATGGCCTGCCATCTTTAGCAATAGCACATCCAAGCCCAATTTCTGCTGCATCAGCCCACATTACCCAGGGGCAATGCGGAGGGGATTCTTTGTATGCGGTCATAACTTCCTCTGCAGTTTCATAGCCTGCGCCCAAAACTTCTTCTGCAAATCTTGGCTGATGCACTGCAGCAAGTCTACCCTGAACGCGATTGCCGTTGGCATCATGATGCATACTTGCAGCTTGCCCATTTAAATCCGGCTGCGCATTTGCCAAATAGTCCGCATGCTGCTGAGCGACATATTGCAATGTGTTTTGCAAATACAATGGCCTAACTGCTGGGCCGCATTTAGCTCGTTGAGCACGCCCGGCGTTTATTGCGCTCAAGTGCTCGGTGATAGGCGGGCACACAGTGCTTTTTCCGACGACTTCCACGACTTCATCGCCACCGCCGCCGCAAGCTGTCAGCGCAGCCCCAGTGACAAACAAGGTCAGCAGAAACCAGGGGGTGAATCTGAGGGTCATCACGACGCGCGCAGTGCGAACAGTGCTGAAACCACATCTGGCGCCCACCCTGTGTC